CTGTCTACTAACTCAACCCATCTGCCAGCATGTGCAAAGTATGCTTTGCCCATGTCATGTGCATGTGCAAACTGTCCGTGGTAATCTCCTGGCTGAGGTAGTGATTGATATGTGGCCCACAGGAAGGGAAGAGTGTTGTTGGTTGCTGTACCATCCATTCTTCCATCAAGGTTGATGTTACCTGTGATGTTTAGTGCTTCAACACATGTGGTTGTTCCGATACCAACCTTGCCAAGAGTATTGATACCTGTAGAGTTTGATCTCCAGATACTATCTGTAGAAGGTAGGTTAGTTAGACCAGAACCATCACCAGAGAATCTAGAAGCAGTGATGACACCTACAGTGAAGTAGTTTCCATACTCATCTTGGTGTAGGATCTGTCTCCATCCGTTGTAACCACCCATGGTGGTTCCAGTAGAAACGTATGCTCTCTTAAGGTTATTTGCATAGGCAAACATACCTCTCCAAGATGTTGCAGCAGGTAGATCACCTGTTGCATCAAAGTCAAAACGCATCTTACTGCCTTGACCAGGGAAGGTTACAATACCAATTGCAGAATTGATATTGTCAATAGTAATAGAAGGAGTTCCTGTTAAGTTCTGTGCTACTGTTGCAATACCAGATGTAGTTGCATATCCAGATACTGTAGAGATACCAGAACTATTTGCATATGTGGAGACCCCTGCTAGTTTTGCGTACTCTGATACACCAGCATTAGTTGCAACACCTGATGCACCTGCATAGGTAACGATACCTGCTTCCGCTGCGTATGTTGCTACTCCTGCTACCCCACTATACGATGATACTCCCGCTAGTGGGGAGTAGTCTGTGATAGAAGAGTATCCTGCAACAGGAGTGTAACTTGAGATTCCTGATACATTTGCGTAGGATACATAATCTTCAACATCAATAGTTACATTTCCACCAAAGACTTGTCCTACATTTATTCTATCTCCGAAGTTGATACTCTGTGCAACTCCGATTAGCGTTCCATTATTTTTAATTACGACACCAGATCCAGTAGCAGTAACACCAGTCAGTCCAGATCCATCACCAACAAATGTTCCTGTAGTGATACCTGCTAGTAATGTATTACCAGCAACGTGGAGTTGTGATGTTGGCAGGGAAACCCCGATACCGACGTACTTACTTGTACTGATTCCATACTCAGCTACTTTAGCCCAAGTTCCAGCACTACCTGCGTTAGCACTTAGGTTGGTTCCATCACCGAACGTCTGGTATATTTCTAGGAAATTGTCGTTAACCTTTACCGCTCCAGCGGCAAGTGAGTCTCCCAGACCATCATTCGGCGTAAATCCAGTGAATATTCCCTGTCTTGCCATTTAGATTACAGTAATGGGTCCATGTAGTTCTATTTATTGATCTAATAAATACGTATATAAGAATAGTATGGTTACTTATGGACCGATCTTCCAACGATAAACTTCACGAAGCTTACCAAGAAGTGTATCTTCAGGAGAAGGGAATGTCTTCTGACTCAATGTCTTCGGTATTAAAGGGACACAAGTATTCCAAGAAGCAATTGTTCGACATGAGCAAGAAGTCTACTAAAGAAGGTAGACATGGTGAAGCTCATGCTTTGTATAAAGAATTCCAAAAGAGTTCTTATGAACCAGATGGTGATATGGTAGAGGGTTATGACAAACCTGATGAGAAGTTGAAGACTGATCGTGACGGTATGCGTATCTCTAAGAAGGATGCAGATGCTGCTAGAGAAAGAATCAAAGCGAAGACGATGCAGAAACGTCTTAACTACGGTAAGAAAACTGGATATGATCGTAAGGAATGGGATGAGTCAGTTGAACATGTGGGTAGACATAGAAGAGAGTATGAATCTTACAAGACCTCTTTAAAAGAACACCATGCTGAGAAGTTTACAGAGTGGTATGCTAACTTAGAGACTGAAGGGTATGATGTTTCTAGATGGGATCTTGATGATCTCGTAGAAACATATGTTTCTGAGAATAATCTATGGAAGTCTGTAGATATTATTACTGAGGCAGTTGAAACTCTGTCGGAACTTACTCGTTATGCTAAGGAGAAGGGTAAAGATCCTCAGACTGGTAATGAATCTAAGAAAGGTGGGACCATGAAAGGGTCTGCTATGGCAGCAGTTCGTAAGGATCTGGTAAAGACTGGAGGCCTCCGATCAAGTAGAGGTAAAGCTATCCAACCTCAAGGTAAAAAGAAAACTAAGGGTGCTAAGAACCCTAATGAAACTAGTGATACCAAGAGAAAGATTGCTAAGATGCAGGCTGCTAAGAAAGCAGAGGCAAATACTGCATCAGATGCTAAGAAACGTGGGTTTAAATCTGTTCAGAACTATAAGGATACTATGGCTCGTTATGGTGGTAAAGATAATTATGATAAAGGAAGAGGTTTAGGTAGTTGACATGCCAGCAGTCTCCAAAAAACAACAAAGATTCTTCGGGATGGTTAGAGCGGCTCAAAAAGGGGAAATGGAAAACCCCTCGCCTGAGGTTTCCAAAGTTGCCGCCACCACCAGTGTGTCCAGCGTAAAGAAGTTTGCCAAAACTAAACATAAAGGTTTACCTGAGAAGAAAAAAATGGAAGAAAATTTTACAATCAATAAGAAAGCACATAGGACTGCTCAAAAGTTTGCTAAGATTAGAAACTTGGCAAAGAAAGGTGCAACTGAGGGTGAACGTGCTGCCGCAGAGAAGAAAAGTAAGGGACCAAAAATGTTTGGTGAAGGAAGTGCGTATGGTCTTTATAAAGGAGATGGTAAACCTAAAGGACCAATGGCAGCCTTTGGTAAGAAGAAGGATAAGAAGTCAGTGAAGGAAGAGTTCAAACCTCATAAAATGTATGATCCAAAAACTGGCAAGGGATATGATGCCGATACAGAAGAGGAACATCTTCGTATGAAGAAGAAGGGTTATACCCACGATAAACCTGAGAAAAAGGACTACTGTGATTGTGGTTGTGACTGTGGTAAAAAAATCTGTAAATCATGTGGAAAACCACATAGGCCTGAAAACATTAAAGAAGATATGTCTGGGATGTCCCAGAAGTCTGGTGACAAGAGAAGCACTGAGAGTGGTGCAGGTATGACTGCACAGGGTGTTGCAAAGTACAACAGACGTACAGGTGGTAACCTTAAGACTGCTGTGACTACACCTCCATCCAAACTCAAGCCAGGTTCTAAGGCAGCGAACAGAAGGAAGTCATTCTGTGCTCGTTCTAAAGGTTGGACTGGTGAAAGAGGAAAGGCTGCACGTCGTCGTTGGAACTGTAGTTTTGAACCAGAACACGGTGAGATGATTTCAGAATGGGATAATCAAGCCGCAGCTGATAGAATTAGAAGACATGCAAAGGATGCTGAAGATACTGCAAAGAGAAAAGTAGAAGCAAAGTATGGTAAGAAAACTGTTGCTAGAAGTGGTAAAGACTGGAAACAATTCAAGAAAGATGTTGAGAGTGCTAAGGGTAGATTGCGTCCAGGCGAGGTGAGAAAGTATGATAAAGCGAAGGGCAAGTGGGTGTCCAATAAAGACTAATATATACTGTAGTAACTTTGAGTAAATTGAATGAAGATTCCGCAATGGGTGAAGGGGGCTATCCAAACCCCTGGTTATATAAAGGTGCAGCTTTTACTACTGATGACATTGGCGATTTCTTCGGTTTCGTCTACAGGATTACAAATGTCGAAAACGGAAGACAATACATCGGTAGAAAATATTTTTGGCAGAAACGAAAGCCTAGAGCTACTGCTGGTTCTACCAGAAGGAGAAGAGTTACATCTGAAAGTGACTGGAAGAACTACTATGGAAGTTCTAACGAGCTTAAAGCAGATGTTGCCAAACTCGGGAAGGGGTCGTTTACTAGAGAGATCATTTCCCTACACACAACACCAGGAAGAGTCAATTACGAGGAGACTAGACAACTCTTTATAAATAACGTACTGACAGAAGCCCTTGACAGCGGCGACCCCGCATACTATAATAGTAACGTTCTCAGCCGTTATTTCAGGAAGGATTATTTCCATGGATCAGACTCAAGAGGAGATGCTTCGTGACCTACTAGTGGATCGCTTGCATGAATTGGTCAATGATGGTAGACTCGAAGACGCAATCGCTCTCTACGAGGAGCACAAAGACCTACTAGACAAAAATCCTTCCATTAGTTATTGATTTGATTAAGATGAAATTTGTTTATTCCCTAGCTGCGTTGGCTATCATTCCGACCTGCGCTATTGCTTCTCGTCTTCCTGATGGAACAGTAAAAATTCCAGTAACTCCAGTACAAGAAACAATTCCAGAATACAAAAACTGGGAGTGTCCTGAGTGTACACCTTCAGAGCAATTTGTTTTGAAGGAGTTGCAGGAGAGAACACGTATCACAGACCGCAATGCCCTTTCAACAATTCTTGGAAATATTAAACAAGAGTCTCTTTTCAATGCCAATATATGTGAGGGAGGTGCTAGAGTTCCTTACTCTGATTGTCATCGGGGTGGTTACGGGCTCATTCAGTGGACCTCTACGAACCGTTATCTGGGGTTAGGTAACTTTGCATCTAAGTATGGATGTGATCCTAGCACTCTGGAGTGTCAGACTCGTTATATGATTAACGAAAATATTTTCCAAAGATACCTCCCCATGTTTGAAGGTGGCGGACAAACTGTTAGTCAGTATATGGTTCCTGCTTTCTACTGGTTGGGTTGGGGTATCAAAGGAGCAAGAGAAACTTACGCATACGAATATACAAAGAAACTAGTTAAGACATGATCAAAAAAATTATCGATAAACTGTTCAAGAAAACTGAAGTTGAAGTTGTTGTAGATGATGATGTAGATGTCTATGCTCAAGATGATTTGGAGGATGATTACACAGGGGTTCCCGCACCTGTAGTCGCTCCTCATGATGATTGGTTTGATGATCCCCCAAAGACTGAAATGCAAATGGAATACGAACATATTAATGATGATCCCCATGATGGGTGGTGGCTACGACCTGAACATGAAGAATCTTCAAAAGAACCTGACAATATTCATGAGTTGATGTATAATATTGCTACGAACCACGGGAAGACTACTGTCCAACTCAACCCTCCTGGCGGTTCTGAAAACTTTCTAGGTGGTTCTGAGAATCATTTTTGATTCTCTTTTTCTGACTCAGTAGCTCAGCTGGATAGAGCAACTGCCTTCTAAGCAGTCGGTCGTAGGTTCAAATCCTACCTGAGTCGTTCGTCGATGTGGCGGAATTGGTAGACGCGCTGGGTTTAGGTTCCAGTGAATTTATTCGTGGAGGTTCAAGTCCTCTCATCGACACTATGAATTACAAAAATCATTCTGCAATTCATTCTTCAAATAAAAAATTGTATGAACCTGTAATTCTAGATTGCCCTTATGCAGAACAGATTAATCCAGGCCTTATTGAATGGATTAAAAAAGATATAACTACAATGACTTTCGATGGAGAGGCATTAAGAACTGACTTTCTTAGTACTCGCAATGAATTACCTTGTAATGAATTGCAATCTCTATTTGATTGGATTGATACGAAGACAGTAGAGTGTGCAGATTCCATTGCACAGTATACTAGAACTGCCTACGTAGACTCCCTTCCAGAAGATAAGAAATTTTCTATTGCTGATTACTGGGGAATGTGTTATAATAAGGGTTCTCACGCAGTCCTACATAACCACTGGCCATATGCAATGTCCTTTGCATATTATATAAATTGTCCAGAAGGAAGTTCACCTCTAGTCCTAGAGGACACTGAAATTCAGGTCACTGAAGGCAGGTTGGTTGTATTCGCTAGTCATATGGATCATAAAGTAGATCCTTGTCCAGTGGATAATAGATTTATGATTGCGGGAGACATTTCATATGCGGGTGTAGCTCAGTGGTAGAGCTTCTGCCTTCCAAGCAGACTGTCGTCGGTTCGAGTCCGATCACCCGCTTTCCTGATTTAGGAACATGAAACCAGTTGAAATTCTTCTACTCATTAGTGAAATGGAAGGATCCTGTACACATACTAAGAATCTTGGTTTTACTGAAGACCATAAAGTTCTTAGAGAAATGTGTGATAGGTATTACAAATTGTATTTCAAACTAAAGAAGGAACAAAACAATCCCAAGTAGCTCAGTGGCAGAGCCGCCGACTGTTAATCGGCTGGTCGCTGGTTCAAATCCAGCCTTGGGAGCCTCGGGAGATTAGCTCAGCGGTAGAGCACCTCGTTTACACCGAGATTGTCACAAGTTCGATCCTTGTATCTCCCATATGATTACAGAATTATTCTCTACACCAATATACACATCAAAGATTGATGATATTCCTCAGATTCAAACTGAGATTCAATCTGCTTGTGATGATATTGATTTAGAGATGACTGATAAACTACATGTTTATCTTTCTGATCCTACCTTTGAGGAAAATATCTTAGAAGATTGTCCTCATTTTCAAAATGAAATAAAAAGGCACATTGAAAAATATTGTGAGTTATTAGATTTTGAAATGCGACCTTATAAAATGGAGGCCTCTTGGGTAGCTCTATATAAGAAAGGAAACTTCTGTCACATTCATGAACATGGACATGTAGATATTTCTGGCGTATACTATTACGATACTATTGGTGAAGATGGAAATTTATTTTTCATATGTCCCACAGCAGGACTCTTGTCTAGTCCTCCTTTCAGACAACGATCAATTATTCATGAAGAACCACCAGAGATGGGAAAGATAGTATTGTTTCCTGGATGGTTACATCATGGAGTTGAACTTAATACCACTGATAGTACACGTATTTGTGTAGCCTTTAACATAGTCTTTGACAGATGATTGATTATCTATTTCCTACAACAGTATATCAGGCAGATTTAGATACTCCCGATGATGTACATGAAGGCATGGTAAATTATATTGATAGATTTTATAATAAAAATGTACAACACGTTGGATTTGTTCCAAGTTTTACTGGTGAGATACTAGGTGATTCTCAAATATCATCAGAACCAGAGTTTTCATGGGTGACAAAACAAGTAGCTGTTCATCTTAAAAAATACATAGAAGAGATAGGTGCTACATTAGATCCAACAGATGTTCATCTAGGATCAGATATATACATTCCACAATCATGGCCTGTGGTATGTACCAACGGTGGTGGAGTTGGATATCATAATCATTGCCAGTCACATTTTAGTGCGGTGTTCTATGTTAGAACAGAGAAAGATAATGATACAGGTCAGTTAGTAGTCTATGCACCAGAACCAAATACTCTATCTGGACTACCTATATTTCATCATAAACCAACTTACGGTAGTGTAAGAACGAAAGCATACAATGCAGTTCAAAATAGATTAGTAATTTTTCCATCTACTTTGAATCATGAAGTCAGAGAGTATCATGGTATATCAAATAGATATTCGATATCATATGATATTTTAATCACTACCAGAAAAGAGGCTGGTAATTTTTGTTTAGTTAATCCTAGTAGATGGGTGAAGATATGATTGAAACTTGGTTTGGAACTCCTATATACTATGCAGATCTGAGTCCCAGTGATAAAGATTCTGCAATGATGAATCAGTATCTTACAAATTTTCATGAGTCTGAACAGTCACACCTAGCTGCACCTGGCCAATATTTTTCCCAATCGGATAGACCAAATCTTACTGGAGATGTCTATGGAGACTACCAGATAGCATCGCAAAAACCTTTCCGATGGCTGAATAAACAGATTAATATCCACATGGAAAAATTCCTAGAAAAATTAGGAGTACAAAAGGATATATTTTCTTTTCACGCACAAAAATCCTGGCCAGTAGTAGTTGAAGATGGTGGATTGGTTTATTTACATAACCATTCTAATGCTCACTTCAGTTGTGTGTACTATATTCAAACCGAAAAAGGTAATGACAGTGGTAAACTATCGTTTACTTCTTCAAATAGTATTTTGGAATCCTTACCACTAAGATATACTGAGCAAAATAATCTGAATATCAGCACTGTAAAATACAAAGCAGTTCAGGATAGGTTAATCATTTTCCCTTCAGAATTAAAACACGAAGTAGAAACGTACTCTGGCCGTACCCCTAGGTACTCTGTTAGTTATGATCTAACAGTTACCCTTGGGAATAATTCTCAGGGAGACAATGAGTTTTGTTTGACAAATCCATCTAATTGGGTCGAACTATAAAGTTGTACTAAGGGTAAACGGACAATGTTAGTAGTACGTTGTAATTTATGTGGAGCCAAAGTTGGTTCCACGGGGACAAAAGTTTGTGGATGTTCTAATAGGGTAAGAATATCTAAAGATTCTGTCACGGCTAATGATTTAAATGAAGTCGTGTATTTGAATTGTAAAGATTTTGTTAAATCTAACGCGATTCTTACGGAAGATGATCTAAAATACCAAGAAGATCGCCGCAAGCGAAAAATTAGAAAACTTAAATTCGAGGAACGATGATCAATTTAGACGGCCGCTATCATGACTATCTTGCGGGGACCAAAAAATTTAGAATAGATGACCGTGAAGAGGCTGTCAAAGGTTATGGCTGGAGAGATGATGGTACTAAGATAGTTGGTTACTACATCTTGACAGAGAACTATAAGTTGCTCTATAATCTAAAGGAACAGTTTGAATGCAAGGAAGCATTAAACTGAGATATATACTCTAAGATTATTCAATATCATCGAGAAAAATTATGTTTGAGATTCCAGAATGCGAAGTGTTCTTTCTGAACAGTAAGAAAGTGCCTACTAGGAAACCAATTTATAAACTCTTCAAAGATAAAACGATTCTTGTTTTGGGAGTAGGTAGTCCCTTCAATCCTATTGACACCCAGATGGTGAAAGATTGGGAGAAGGCTTATGATGATCTGAAAGCCGCTGGTGAAGTAGATGAAATTTATGTACTTGTTATTGCATCGCCATCGACGACGGATGCATGGTTCAAGTCCATGAAGATTAAGAAACTGAAACCAATCCCAGATGGAAATGCTGCTTTTGCACTACGTCTTGAGGGTACGTTTGGTCTATGCAGTGGAACTTATGTTACACGTCGATGGAACAGAGGAGAAAATATTGGATGTTGGCGAACTGCTTGGATCTCGGAAGATGCTATTGTGATGAAACATTGGGAAGAGGAGTGGGAACTTGCTCAAGATGTTCGACACAACTGTGATATTGATCCTTATGATGAGATGAAACCTGATAAGATGATTGTCAAACTCAAGTCCAGAAATCAGAAGTCACGAATTAGTGAAGCTAATGCCTCTGGAAACATCGATCCCGCCGCACCCGCATAAATGCAATTAAGTCCTGACGAAGTTAAGTACTTAATCGAAGTACTTAACAGGCCACATATTAGACATGTCGAAAAAGATTCCCCTGATATTCAGGGGAAACGACATAGGAAACTTCTACAAAAATTAGAAGACTTGGATCAACGTCTTCATAGAAAATAATTATTCGGGACGTAGCTCAGTTTGGTAGAGCACCCGCTTTGGGAGCGGGCGGCCGTAGGTTCAAATCCTATCGTCCCGATTCATCATACCTCAGAACCTATGATTGAAGTCACTCTTGCTGAATTTGAAAAAAATTTCGATTCTTACATGGATAAAATCGAAACAGAAAAGATTAGTTATTTGGTCCGTCATCCAGATGGAAAAGGAGTAGTTGCAATGCCTGCCGATGATGAGTACAGACACTTATGGGATCATGATGATGGTGCTTGACAAACCCTTGGTACGACTGTAAAATATACCCGTTAACAATCAGAGAAATGTCCACGTCTAGTTCGTTTATTTCAAAGTTCAAGACCCAAATTTCACTACTAGAACAAGCAGTCAACAGAGAAGTTGACATTGACCATCGACACCCTAAAATCTATAAGAAAATTCTTCGATTCTATAGGAATGAAGGTGTACAATTCTACAATGATCCTGAAGATGATTACGAACTTGTTCTGGAACTTATCTCGGAGGATCTTTATAAAGAAGGAATCATTGATTAATGCCTGAAGTTCACCTAGTATTTCCAACTCCCATATGGACAGATAAACTAGGTCTAGATACTATTTCTAGACTTAAAATTATCGATTTCCTTGAGAGTGTAGGGTGGGAAAAAGGTGAAGATATGTATGGGAGATCTGATGGCTGGAACACTACAGTCATAGATCTCCTTTCTTCTCCAGAGTTATCTGAGGTTGCATCTCTAATCCATACTAATATGGAAAGATATGTGCATGAATTTCTTGGTGTTATGACTGAGAGGCACTCACTTAGAAGGAGTGATTCATGGTCAACTAAACAGATGATGGGTGATGCTTGCCATGAACATAACCATAGTAATAGTATATTCTCTGGAGTTTATTATCCTTCTGTACCCAAAGACTCGGGAGAGTATCTACACTTTGTTACTCTATATCCTACATGGAAAACTAATGAGCATGAATATGACATTGATGAAGTAGGGATACATAATAAGATATGGTTCGATCAAAAACTTGAAGATGATTTAATTGTTATCTTCCCTTCATGGTTAATGCATTCGGTAGGTCCATCTACAAGTGACCTGCCACGTTATTGTATACCATTTAATTATGTTATTGATGGTGAGTTTGGCGGTACAACTAACTACTTAAGAGTCTCGGGACGACTCTAAAAGCGCCCTGGTCGGGAGTATACCCCCTTTACATATGGACGAAAAAAAACCACCAAAGATAACTGTACAAGCAGTTGCATTTAGCAAGTCTGCTTTTGATGTCATCAAACATTATACAAATACAGGATCCATCATGGCAGAAGATGATTTAATCAATGCTAGGTTGGAGATCTGTCGCTCTTGTGGAAGTTTTGATTCCGATAGAAACCGATGCTTAGAGTGTGGTTGTAATATGGCAACCAAAGTTAGATTCGGTGGTACTACTTGTCCTTTAGGATTTTGGTAATGATTAATATCATTGACTATCCTAATAGTAATTCCTTGAATGAGGAATTAAAATCATGGATAGAGTTCCTTCCCAATAGCACAATTGAATCAACCAATCTTGTAGTTAACAAACATACAGGATACAATACATATCCTAAACCCTTCATTCAACTGAAAGATTGGGTCCTAGATCAGTTGTCATTGGACAAAGATACCTCACAATACCAACTATGGGGTGCCGTATATAATTACGGTGATTATGCCCATGAACATAGACATGGTACGAGTGAGTATTCATTTGTTTATTATGTTGCTGCTCCCCCTGGCAGCTCCCCTTTAAACTTTGATGGATATATTGTTCAACCTCATGACGGTATGTGTGTCATCTTTACAGATGAACCACACTCTGTTCCAGAGAACCATTGTGATGGTAGAATAGTAGTTGCTGGTA